TAGATGGCTTACGAAACTCCCGATGTCACCTTAAGCCAACTTAAGAAGCCACGGTGGGCTTGGCAGACAGGTGATAAAAATTATTATGCTTTAGATTACAACATTGGTGGACAGAAGTATATGTTCATCAACGAAGACTATATTCTCAAGGGAATCCAAAGTAGCGGTAAGCAATACGTCAACGCAAACTTTCTTAAAGATGGCGCATTAGAATCTATCTACAACAATGGATTGCTTGTTGACCTTGCAGGTGTTGCACCTAAAAGTTACTTAAACAACTTTAAGAAAGCAGGACTAGGAACCAAAGGTGTCTTAGTCAGCCAAAATGTCTTACAAGATTCTGGGTTGTTATCTAATAATAAATTCACTGGTGGTAAAGTCTATACTATTGACAACAGTAGAACTGGCGGTGAGGTCTTAGGTCTTACTCAAGCAGACGGTAACTTTGTTTATGCTCAAGCACCTCAAGGAGATCGTGCAGGGGCTACGTTCTTTAAGGAAGATGGTAAGACCTACGCTAACTACACTAAGATACGGGGTGGTTGGTTAGGAAAGAGCTTAGTTAATATTGCTGAAGAGTTTGCTCAGATTCCTTTGGCTCCTGAGTTGATCTCAGCAGTCACAGGCGGTAACCCGGCAGTCTATGCAAGTCTTAAGGGTCTTCAGACTGCTGGTGGAGGCGGTGAAGTTGCTGATGTACTCAAGAGTGGTCTTAAGGGCTATGTAGCCTCAGGTGGTCTTGAGGGATCAAACTTAAGTGCTGCAGAGATTAAAACCATTAAGACACTTACGGCATCTATGGATACTAACAACCCATTAGAAGCCTTTGTGAAGTCTTACGGTACTGATGCAATCAGTGATGTTATTTCAGATGCTGAGTTTGCCAATGTAGGTGCTCAGAACCTCTCAGGTGTCATCGGTGAAGATGCAGCCACTTGGTTAAGTAATAACTCAGATGCTTTAGTCGGTGTTGGTAAAGACATCTTGATTAACGAAAAGACACCAATGGATGCAATTACTCGTCAGTTTGGTGAAAAGATTGCAACAGGCTTGGGTGCTGAAAGTACCAACGAAAAAGCCTTAGCTTGGGCAGGTATGAAGACTGCTGTTGGCTTAGATCAAGGATTAGACACACAAAATGCACTTATAGCAGGTGCTGAAGAATACTATCAACGTGGTGGACGTTTGTCTGTTCCTGAGTTTCAAAAGACACTTTCAGAATATGGGATTAACTTACCTCAGTTTAACATAGACCGTCCGAACATTAAATCTTTATTTCCAGATTGGAACTGGCCTGTAGATGTCGATCTCGATAAAGAATTATTTGCAGGTGATTTTGATTTAGGATTTGATTTTCCTAAAGGTGGAATAGACGTTAATATTCCTAAAGGAGGCTTAGATTTCGATGTACCTGAAGTAGGCTTAGATGTTGATGTACCTGAAGTAGGCTTAGATGTTCCTGAAGTAGGCTTAGATGTTCCTGAAGTTTCTGGCCCTAGTGTTCCTGAAGTATCGGGCCCAAATATTCCTGAGATTCCTGCAGTTGATTTAGCATTAGCACTTCAACGCAGAACCCGGACTACTGCCGATGACGAGGAAGAAGATAAAAAAGATCAAGGATTGTTGCAGTACGTTTTTTCAGAATTAAAACCTGTAGGGCAAATTGACCCTGTTCTTCCTGTTATAAATATTACTTGACAAACAATCATTTTTAGTGTATACTGAGAGATAAGATGACCTATTTAGAACTTGTAAATTCTGTGCTTCGTAGACTGAGAGAAAACACAGTCGAAGAAGTGTCTCAGACCACTTACTCTCGTTTAGTAGGTGAGTTTGTCAACGATGCAAAACGCTACTGTGAAGATGCTTGGGACTGGAGTGGCCTTAGGACTACTCTAACTGCCACAACAGAATCAGGTACGTTTAACTACGCTCTTACAGACTCAGGACAACGTATTAAAGTCTTCCGTGTTATTGACGACACAAACAATCGTTTTCTTCAGTATCAAACGTCTGCTTGGATGTCTAATGCATTCTTAAACGGTACAGCACCTAACGGTGAACCTCTGTACTACAACTTCAACGGTCTTGACGCAAACAACGACACACTTGTTGATTTGTACCCAATTCCTAATGCTGCTTATGAGATTCGTTTTGAAGTCATTAAGCGTCCTGAAGCATTTACAAGCGATACTGATTCATTATCAATTCCTTCTGATCCTGTGATCCAGTGGGCAATGGCTTATGCATTGCGTGAGCGTGGTGAAGCAGGAGGTCAGACAGCACCAGAGCAAGTATTGTTTGCTCAACAAGCGTTGTCTGATGCAATTGCCTTGGATGCACAAAAGTATCCTGAAGAAACCATTTGGAATGTTGTTTAATGGCACAGCAACTTAAAAACATTACTTTTGCAGCACCTGGGTTTGCAGGTCTAAACACTGAAGATAGCCCTTCAGCATTGTCTGAGGCTTTCTGTCTGGTTGCTGAAAATGCAATCATTGACCAGTTTGGACGTATCGGTGCTCGTAAGGGTTATGAAGTCTTAACAGACGATGTAACTGACTTAAGTGGTCTTCCTATTGAAGGTATCTTTGAGTTCTTAGATACAGACAATACAGTCACTACAGTCAGTGTTGGTAACAACAAGATATTTACGGGTGAAACAACTCTAACAGACATTACACCTGTTGCTGCAACCATTACAGATGATAACTGGAAAGGTGTATCATTTAATGGTTACCTGTTCTTGTTCCAAGATTCACAAGACCCCATCTACTACGACGGTACAACTTGTGACCTTGTGGAGAACCACGCAAGTTACTCAGGCACTGTACCACAAGGTAATGAAGTAATGGCTGGCTTTGGTCGCCTATGGGCTGTTAGCGCAGACCGTAGAACAGTCTATTGGTCAGACCTTCTGAATGGCTTTGCTTGGGACACAGGCTCTGCAGGTAGCATTACAGTTGATAAAGTTTGGGCTGGACAAGCAGACGAGATTGAAGCTATTGCAGCACACAATGGTTTCTTAATCATCTTCGGTAAACGTCAAATTCTTGTTTACCAAGGCCCACAAGATCCAGCCACAATGTCTCTTGCAGATAGTGTCATTGGTGTTGGTTGTGTTGCTAGAGACTCAGTACAAAACACAGGCAATGATCTTGTCTTCTTAGCTGACTCAGGTGTCCGTAGTTTTAATCGTGTTGTGCAAGAGAAGTCTCTTCCTTTGCGTGACTTGAGTGTCAACGTAAGGGGTGACCTCTTAAGCCTCTCAGGTATCCAGACAACAGCCATTAAGTCGGTCTACAGTGAAGATGATGCTTTCTATTTAATTAGTTTCCCAACCAGTCAAATTGTTTATTGTTTTGATATGAAGGGTGCATTGGAGAATGGAGCACACAGGGCAACTACTTGGACAAGTTTTGCTCCACGAGCATTCTGTGCTAAACGAGACAGAACAATCTTGTTTGGTTTTACCACAGGCATTGCCAAGTACAGTGGCTATAACGATAACGGAAGCTCTTACCAATTTAGGTACTTCTCTGGCTATCTTGATTTTAAATCTCCATCAAACCTTAAGTTCCTTAAAAAACTTAATCTAACGATTGTTGGTGGACAGAATACAGAAGCAACACTTAACTGGGCGTATGATTATAGATCAGCGTATACTAAGCAAACATTCTTATTTAGTTCGGCTAATGTTGCTGAGTATGGAGTTGCTGAGTACAACACTTCAGAAGCTGAATACAATGCCAGTGTTGTTGTCCAAAGACCCGGCGTAAATACCTCAGGAAACGGTACAACCGTACAGATTGGTATTGACGCACAAATTAATAATGCACCTTTTTCAATTCAACGAATTGATATATTCGCTCTACTAGGAAGGATTGTCTAATGAGTAATTATACAAAATCCGTCAACTTTGCGACAAAGGATGATCTTCCATCAGGTAATCCTTCTAAGATCGTTAAAGGTACGGAGATTAACACTGAGTTCGATGCGATTGCTACTGCGATTGCAACTAAATCTGATACCGCATCACCTACGTTCACTGGAACAGTCACTGCGGCCACAGTCAATGTCACAGGTACGCTGACTGCAGGAACAATTGACGGAGGAAGCTATTAATGGCTACTATCAATATTGGCGATTTAATTTCAGGAGGAGCAGGTTTAGGAACTGCCTATGCTCTTTATGATGTAGGTCAGGGTTTAGTTGATTATCTTAAATCACAAGATCCTCAGTCTGAATTGGCACGAGTAGGCGAAGAAGCATTAAGTGGTCTTGACTTTACACCATACTCTGTGACAACAGGTTTTGGCGGGGGCCGTATTGATCCTTCAACAGGACAGTACACAACAACTCTAACACCTGAGCAACAAGAACTTCAAACCTCTTTGATTTCGCAAGCAACACAACTTGCAGGTACTGCAGGGCCAACAGCAGATGAACTCTATGCAATGACGCAGGAAGCTCGTCAGCCAGGCGTTGATCGTGCTCGACTTGCACTAGAGAATCGTTTGGCTGCTCAAGGACGCTTAGGTACAGAAACAGCCGCTTATGGTGGGACTCCTGAAGCCTTTGCAATGGAACAAGCGATTGCAGAACAGCAGTCTAAAGACATCTTAGGAACACAGACGCTTGCAGGACAGTTAGAACAACAACGCTTGAGTAACATTGGTGGCCTCTTAGGTGCTGCCTTCAAGCCTGAAGAAACTGTCTTGTCAAGTATGCTTGGCCTTGCTCCATTATCTCAGCAGAAATCAACTATCGACCTTGGTACAGCACAGATTCTTCGTGATCTTGGGGTTAAAGGTGTTGAAGCTGAGGCAGCACTTGGGGCTTCAGCGGCAGGTCTTGAGGCGGCTAACATA